CTAATAATTTCTGATTGAATTCTACCAACTAAACTTCTGACTAGTCTCGTTACTCTGCCAATATGATAGCGAGCAATCTCTACCTTATCATATAGAAATCCATTGACCTGGCTGACATAATAACTTCCAAGTTGTCCACCAGATGCTTGGTTTGTCGCAAGCATATCACCAACAATATTAGTCAGTTGCTTGGAAAAGTTACTCTCTGTTCCGCAAGTAGGATTAGCAATAGTGACACATGCTTTAGAACCAATAGGGTTTGCTTCGCTGTGCTTGCCACGCAGTGCTGCAATGATAGCAGGAGCACCATTCTCTTCGTGTGACTGTGCTGCATCAGGTTCACCACCATCTACGTTAGCACCAGTCTCTGGATCTTTTCCATCCTGATTCTTTACCGAACGATTAGATTGTGGTTTAGAATCTGGATCAGTGTACGTAGTAAATGCTTTACCCTCACCGCTGTCTTGTGGTTCGTCTAGCTTAACCTCTGTGGCACCAGCAGTGTGACCAATCGATCCCATGATGATTGGTTTCTGCTTATCATTATCAAGGAAGAATCCAGTGACCCAGTTGCCTGCACGTAGGTTTACAGTAGCACCAGTAACACCACCATCACTGAAAGGTGTGGTGACTGGCAGCATAACTTGTGCCCAAGGTAACTCCTTTGTCGCAGTAGTATCCTTGAGGTTGTGACCAATAATTCTTACACGATATCTACCAGACTTTTTAGGATCATCAGTAGGTGACGATTCAACTTGACCAATCCACCAGTGGAAGCCATCGTCTCCCACCTGATTTGTCTGCATTAATGATGATAATACGGGATCCATACCGAGCAGCAGTTACAAGATTATTTATTAGGTAGTTTCAGCCTTTGAATCACTATCTCTGCGACCATAAGAGTCGCGGATCAGAGTAAGGTGAGTGTTACCTTTAATATTCTTGAGATCATATGCATGATTCACTTTGGCAATAAGATATACACCACTGTGTTCTGGGTCCCAAGACTCTTCAGATCTATCCTTACTAGGAATCATATTGGGAATAAAAATTTCAACAGTTTGTCCCACCTTAAGTTCAGGATGTAAAGGAATAGTTATGTTGACTTCTTGATTGTTTAGACTCTCTAGTCTGGAGATAGACTGTGCAACATAACTCTTCTGCCAGTCAGGGAACTCGGCGGCATTGCTGCCACCATCTTTCTTCTCGGGTGATGCTACTTCAGTGCCATCAAACCATGTCTCATGATCAATCAGTGCTGACATGATTCTTGTTGGTTTCGATGCCAGATCTGCCTGTCCCTTGAGCATACCTGACTGCGATCCAAGGTGGCTCATCTCTTCAAAAGAATCTTTGAGAGAATATGCATATTCTTCGTATGCTCCTGTGCTGTAGTTGTAGAAGCATACAACAGAAGAGTACGTTCCCATCCTCAACTTGGTGAGCATGTCAATCTCTTGTTTGAAATTAATTTCAAGAATCTTATTCCTAGAAGAATTTTCTAGGTCTTCATTCTCTTGATACAACTGAAGAACTGGGGGATTCTTCTCTAAAGAATTGAGTCTGTCAATAGAATTAAAATGATATCCATCATAGTTTTCATAGAAAAAGTAACCAGCAGAACCATTCATCTTTCCATAAGCACCAGAGTCAATGTCAGCAACACCACCTTGACCATCTGATGTAGTACCGCCAGATGATTCTGTAGTTTTATTTTCTGCGTCTTGCGCTACGGATTTTGCTAGTAATCCCTTGATAATTGCGAAGGGCGTCTTCTTACCTGGATGAAATCTGACCTGGAACAAAGTAGGATCTGTTGTAATTTCTTTTTCCGTCTGTAAATTATCAGTCAGCAAGCTCTTAACAATGGTGTCTGGTTTACCTGTCAACAACTTCGGCAATCGAACCGTCTCATTAATCAAAGCTTCCTTGGACATCATTCCAAGTTTGTATGCTTGCACACGATCTGAACTAAATCTATCAAATACTCTAAAGACTTTGAATTTATACTCAACGTCTTCATCCATATCATTTGCTTCGAATGTAAAAGTGATGTCTTCAAAACCTTGAACAGGTAAACTAGAGATCAAATTTTCTCCAGAGTCGGAGACAACAGCAGTCGCTTCTCTAGTTGGCAAACTAATGTTCTCAAAATAATAGAAGTGTGTCACCATATCAGTGATGTCTTTCTCCACACCACCGACAGATTTAATCACTACTTTTTTTGGTTTAAAACTAGAGGCGTATTGTAGTTCTTCTTGTGCCATATTATGAAGAGGTTACTGGTGTTGGATTGTATGCATCTGTCAAATTATTATCACTTCCTGGTCTAACGACAGCAGTTTTTGAGTCTGGTTTGGCGGAAGTTGAAGAAGATGATTGTCTCTCTCTATTTAACGCAGCAACACCAGCAGTTGAACCTTGAGTTCTTCTTCTCCTTTCTGGTGGTTTTAAAGACTCTTGCTGTGCAGTTGCTGCTGATGCTGTAGTCTGTCCGTTAGAAGCGGATGGTGGTGATATATTTGCAGCACTATTTTTTTTATTTTTTTCTTTAGCAGTTTTTATAAAACTTTGCAAGACAGCGGCATGTGTAGGATCACTTGGAGGTACTGGCGTGCCTCCAAACAAATTACCACCTAATTTAAATAAATCAAATCCTTTGGTTGTTTTATATGCTTCATACAACACACCTTTATGCATGAACTTCATCTTATCATGAGTTCTCATTCCAAAGTTTTGAGTAACTGCTTGAGAAGTTTCTGGTGTTACAGCATCTGGATTACTACTGGGTGTTGGTGAGGGTTCAGTTGGACCTGCAGTTACAAGTTCTTTGTCTGCCCACATTCTAGCATTAGCAATTCTAGCATCATAGCCAGGATCTCCTGGTTGTTCGCCAGATCTTTCAAAGTTTTGCAACCAACTTCTGGCAGCAGCGTCAGCATCTGTTACTTCTTTAAGTTTTGACCAGTCTCCTCTCTGTTTTGCCTCCCAAACCATTGCTTGAAGTTGTCCCTCCAAACTATATGGATCTAGACCCTGGTCCACTATCCATTTTTTGATTTTTGGCCAACGATGCACCTTATCCCATTGAGCGATTCCAAAGTGTCCCTCTGTATCATTTTCTCCAGTTCCAGTGTTATCTGCTCTTGGATTGAAAGTTGATTCTTGCTGTAAGTTTCCAGCAACACCTGCTGCTTGCTCTTTTGTCAAACCTTGAGACATAAGGTAATTCATTGTCATGTCACCACCTTCTCCCGTAAAGTTTGGAGAAGTTCCAGGATCACCACCACCACCACCGCCACCTCCACGGCGACCTCCAGTAGTAAGCTTCTTTAACTTATCAAATAAGTTACTGAAAAATCCTTTCTTCTTATCCTTTGTTCCTCTTTTCCCACTACCATCTTTGTCGTCACCTTCTTTTCTCCCCATACCACCAGTTGCTTTGTTCACCAAGTTGTTTGGTAGTCCAAAGACATCAGCAATAGGTCTAGCAACTTTAGCTACCTCACCAGCAACATCAGAATTTTCTGGTCCTAATTGAGTAATTAATTGATTGACTGACGACAAGATAGTACCACCAGCAACCATCATAGGTAATGACATAGCATCCATCAGTGGTTGTGCCATAGAGTCAGCAACACTACTAGATTTTGACCCCATACCAAGATTGAGACTAGTAAATCCTACTTTACCTCCAAGGGATGAAGTTGCTGGTGGTTTTGATGGAGTTCCTGTCTCAAATTTAGGAACTGCAGGAGTCTCTGGTACAGGTCTGACCTTACCATCCATGGCACTAGGTTGACCTTGAGTGTAGTTATTGTCAAGTGGGATGACCATCTCATCACCATGCAACTTGGCAAGGTATCCCTCATCAGGTCCAGAAATGATACCACCTGTTTCGGCTTGAGGCATGTACCTATCTTGCTGCTGGAACTCAATGTCCTGTGCAGATGTAGCAGCAGGACTTGGTTCACCTAAATTCAATTCTGCATCGGATTTATCATCAAGACTCTCGTCTACTTCAGTAGTTACATCATCAAAGTCTCCAGAGTCAGCAGCATCTCCTTGTTGTTTCGCTGCTGCCATAGACTTTGAAGTTTCCGCATCATCAGTCATCTTCTCTTGAAGTGCTGTCTGTGCATTAATAGCAGCAACAATAGCATCAAGCTTTGCCTCAATACTATCAGTTCTCTCACTCAACTGGGTGACAACATCAGTCTTGATTGCTTGGACACCATCAGCAATGACTTTAGTCTC